TTATTTCTGAAGATGATGATTATGAATTTCATTCTGAAGCTACTGAAATAATGGTTGAAATATCTACTGATACTTTTCAATATTTAAAAGAAGAAAATCTTCAATTAAGTGATGTTAAGGAATTGCTTTCAGAATACATGGTTAAAGATGAAGATATCGAAAGAGTTAAAAATCAATCTGATGAAGAAAATCTTGAAGAATTAATGCTTCGTCTTGAAAATGCTGGTGCTATCGTTATTCCAACTGAGGGTGGAGATTTAGAAAAGAGTTTGAATGAAAATAATGATAATTCTAAGCCAGAAGTTGCTAGTACTAAGACTATTAACGAAGAAAAATTTGTTAATAGTGAAGAACAAAAAGATGTTCCGGATAATGAAAGTGGAAGTACAGATGAAGATTCTGATAATGAGGAAGTTGAAGGTGATAAAAATGAATCTTACTCAAAAGAGGATGTAGATTCTATTGGTCAAAAAAATGATGATCCAAGTAAGGATCCTGCAATTCCTTATCCTAATGGTAGTGGTGATCCACCAAATAAAGAAGATGAAGAAAACAAAGACTTCTTTTAGTTTATAACTGTGCCGGGTAATTCCGGCACTAATATTTGTATATATGTCGAAAATTAATGTATTAAGAGAAATATTTGGTGATATTAAATATCGAGCAAGTCAAAAGGGATTTGATATTGAAACAAAGTTTGATAACGAAAGATCAGCAATTCAGGTAATTAGAAGATTAGACAAGTCTGTAATATATAGATTAGTTGAAGAAGTTGATAAAAATGTCGAAAGAAAATTTCTAAAGACTGAAGTATTAAAAACACAGATTAAGGTGTATGAACATTTTATTTCATATATGTCTTTCTATGGAATATTTACAGTTGCTTATTCGTATGATGAAGAGCAAAAGGAAATAGCTGAAAAAGAAAAAAAAGAAAAGGAGAAGAAAAAAGATGCTTGATTTATATAATGATGATTTTATAAAATTTGAAGAAGAAAAGCATCAGTATTTTGGTAAAGATGATAAAGAATATCAATCTATGTCAAGAGTCCTTAGAACGGTTCAAAACCCTTTTGATCGCGAAGGAATATCAATGGCTGTAGCTAGAAGTCGTGGAGTGAGTCAGGCTGATATTTTAGCAGAGTGGGATAAAAAACGTGATGATGCATCTGATTATGGTAACTTTATTCATAATGGAATGGAAGATTATTTCAATGCAAAAAGAGTTACAGATAAAAGAATTGCAAAACTTGGAAAGGATTTCTCAAAAGAAACTGCCGGTTATTATAAATTAAGTACTGAACATATTCTTTATGATCGTGAATTCGAAATTGCTGGAATGACAGATTTACTTCTTGATCGTCAGAAAAAACCAAAATCAGGAGATTGGATTATTGATCTTATGGATTATAAAACAAATCTTGAAAAAGGCATTTACTTTGATAGCGTAAGAAGAAAAGATGGAAAACAAAAACATTACAAAAAATATTTACTTTCTCCATTAGATCATTTAGAAGAATGTAATTATAATCTTTATGCTCTTCAATTATCAGGTTACGGTAGAATGCTTGAAAAAACTTATGGTGTAAAAATTGGAAAACTTTTTATTGTTTGGATTCGTTTTGATGAAAATAATGATTCGTTTTTTTATACCATGATTCCGGTTCCATATATGAAAATGGAAATCGATGCTTTATTTAATAGTTATAAAAATTTAAAACAGATTGGATAATGAATTTATTAGTTATAATTTTACTAGGAATAATATTACTGTGTGCTTGGGGATTAGTTCCTCTTTTAGCTTCATATTTTAATGAAGAAATATATTTACAAACTCATAGAGAGTATGTGTCATATAAGCCGCAAATAAGATATATTCATTTTATATTTTTAATATTAGAAGGACCATTTGTATTTTTGAGACTTCTTAAAAAGAAAAAATAATATGTACGGTATATTTCGTGTAAAAGACGATGATAGTATAATTATAGACAAGGATGCTTTATTATTAATTCCTGAGATATCAAAAGTTTCTCAAAAAGAATTAAAATATATCATCCTTGTTTATGATTTATATGACTCTCCATTAAGAAAAATGCCAATTGATTTAAGAAAGCAAATGGCAAAAAGAAGAGTCTGGGGTAATATTAAGCGTGATGTTGATAAGACTCAAGAAATGATTAAAGCCATCTATGCTTATCAATCTATATGTTACGATCCTGTAAGAGAAAGTCTAGATGCGTTTAAATCAAAAATAAACTTTATAAATAAAAAGATTTCTGATCCAGATCTCAATCTGAAGGATGGAAAAGATTGGGTAAGTCAATTAGAATTTTATGAGGCTAAAATTGTTTCATTTGAAGATGAAATTAAAAAAGAAGAAACTGTTGCCGAGATAAAAGGTAAAAAAACATTAGGTTATCTAGAACTATGGCAAAGAAAACAAATGCAGTTTAGGAAGATAAAAGATAATGAAGAATAATGTTAACACCTGATTCATATATTAGAAATAATAAAGGAATATATGTTCCTATTCGAAAAGGAAAAGGTTTTGATCCTAATCCTGTAGCATCAAATGGTATTCCATGGTTTGCTGATTCTGAAAATAATCCATCAGCCGTAGGAACTAGTCCTTATGAAGAATTTTGGGATGAACAGTATAATCGATGTGTAAATGGATATGAAACAGGTGGTATATTTATTCCTGGTAGATATTATTATTATTTAAATTTTACAACATTAAATGGCCTTTATGGTGTACAGTTTCCATGGATAACAGATTTGGATTTAGAATATTTTCTTACAGTAGAATGGATAAAAAATGAAAAGAAGTCTGGTTTAATATCGATTAAAGCAAGACGTAAAGGACTTTCCGAAAAATTTCAAGCAATAGCAAATCATGGAGTAAGATTTATCGAAGGATATAAAGCTGGTATTGCAGCAGGTATTCAAAAGTATACTGATGGTTTAAGAGAGAAATTTGTAAATGGATTTGATAGTGTTGTTCCGGAGATGAGATTAAATTATACCTTATCAAACGATAAAGTATTTCAGACTGGATATGATGAAAAGACAGAATCGGGTTCTTATAAATTATCAGGATATAAAGGACAGTTGAAATTTGCAACAATGCATGATTCAGCTGAAAAATTAGAAGGTGAATATTTTAATGATGTTGCATTAGAGGAAGCTGGTCAGTTTGTAAAATTAAGAGATACACATGATTCTATTAAACCAGCATTAGAATTTGGTTCTAAAATGGAAGGTACATTTTTTATTTATGGTACTGGTGGTAATATTTTAAGTACATCAAAAGATTTTCAGTTTTTATGGGAACATGCAGAAGCATATAATTTAGTTAAATTATGGGTTCCTGGTCGTAGAATGTATTTTCCATTTTATGTAAATAGTAATAAAGGTTTTCCTATAAACCCGAAAACAAAAGAAGAAGATTTTGAAAATGATCCTCATACTGGAGAAAAGATTGATCCAATAAAAAATCTTCGAAAATTTAAGCCACATGAAAGAATTGGAATGGAAGATGTTGAATCAGCATCTAATTTTATAAAGAAGAAAAAAGTAGCATTAGCAAATTTACCGGATAAATCTGCTCTTGTAAAATATAATAAGTCATATCCTGAAACTGAAGAAGAAGCATGGAGTTCAGGAGGAAATAATAATTTTGATGCTAATGTCTTAAATAATCAATTGGTTCATATGATGACTATAGAATCAATGATTAAAGAATATATAATCGATTGGGTTTATGAAGAAAAAGATGGAAGAAAAGATAAAAAGATACCTTTAGAAGTTACAGCTAGACTAGCAAAAAAATCTGATCCAGACTATAAAAAGATACAAGTTATCCAAGAACCTATGCATGGTTATAAAGATTTAGATATAGGTGGTGTTGATAGTTATAATCAAGATGAAACTAAAACGTCAAAATCTTTAGGAGCAATGGTAGTTCTTAGAAGATATAATGGACTTGTAGGATATAATGGTACATATGGTGGTGAAATGCCTGTATGTATGTATTATAAAAGACCTGGAAGAAAAGAATTGTTTTATGATATCACATTGAAGATTGCTGTTTGGTATGGCTTAAAGAAAAATGTTATGATATCTGCTGAATATGATAATATTATAGGCTTCTGGAAAAGTAATTATGGAATTCCGTATTTATCTTCTAGACCAAGATCATTTGAATCTAAGGCTTCTAAACAAGAGCATAAATTTGGTGCAAAAATGACTATGCATAGTAAACCTCTTGCGTTAGGTGTTGCGCAATCATGGATATTAGATAATTATAAAAATATTTATTATCCAGAACTTATACGAGATTTTATTGCATATGATGAAGAAATTGTAGAAAGTGATTGGGATGCTGCTGATGCTGTAATGTTAGCACTAATGCGTATAACCGATATGCGTAAAAATCCAAGAGAAGTTGATAAAGAAGTTAGTAATAAATACTCTCAATCTCCTGTCTATAAAATGGATGAAAGTGGAGAAATTACAGTTGAAGGTGTTCAAACAACATCAGCTCAAGAAATGGTTGATGAATACGCTAAAGGCTATGTTACATCAAGTGATGATCCAAATGATTATAAAGAATCTGATCCATTCGATCATATATTTGATGAAAATTAATTGACATTGATAAAAATTTTTATTACTATTATTGCAAAAAATAAATAAAATGAAAAATACATCAGTTCCAGATTATACACAGATAAATTTTTCAGTAGAAAAAGAAGAAGCTCAAAAGATGATCGATTTTGGTGTAAATCTTCATCGAGAAAGATCAGAACAAAGAAGGATAAATAAAAAATTATATGATTCTTACAATGGTATTATAAATAAAAAAGAGATAAATAGAGTTGTTAAAAAACATGGGAAAGTAAGTTCTACTCCTTATATATCATATAGAATTGGTCGTAATAAAATAAAACAATTAATAGGAGAATTCTTACAAATAGGAATTAGATCTACTGTTTATACTATTAATCCGGAAGCTCAAAGTAAGAAATATTCAAAATATATTGATTTCAAAGGTATGTCTAAAGCAAAGCCAATGATTGAAAAAGCTAGACAGCAAGGATTAAATGTTTATCCTGGATATAAAATACCTAATGATCAAGATGTAAAAATAACAGCAAAACAGTTCAAAAGTAAAAACGAAATAGTTATGCAAACTATTTTGAACTGGAAATTAATGAAAGAAAATTTACTTCAAGTGTTTGGTGAAAATTGGAAGCAACTTATCTTAACTTCTGAAATGTGTGGAAAATTAGAACGTGATAAATATTTCAGCGATACTTTCAGACCGATAGATCCTAGTGATGCAATATTTATCGAATCAACATATGATCCTTTTGTTAAAGAAAGTTTTATAGTTGGAGAAAGAAGATTAATGTTTAAGCATGAGGTATTACAAACTTGGGCAGAAGATTTTGCAAATAATCCAAGTTTAAAAAGTGATCTTGAAAATGTAGAAACTACAAGTGGAAATGATAGTAATTTAGATAGGAAATCAGGAGAATATTTATATGAAGTATTTTCTTTTCAATTTTTTGGGCAGAAAACTTATCGAAAAAAACAAAGTAAAAATGAAGATGGTTCTATCTATACTAAGTTTATAACTGATGAAGAGTGGAAGAAAGATAAAAATAGAATTAAGAAAGATGTTAAAAAAGGTAAGTATAAAATAATAGAAGAGGTTAATAGAAATACTATTTATGAAGGATCTATAATAGGTACCGATTTATATTTAGGAATTAAAGAAAAAGATCATAATATAGTTTATACTGATGATAATGGATTTGAACATGTAGAATTTGATTATGTTTTTGGTTTATTTAATACAGTTGATGGTATAAGAATTCCTTTGCAAGAAATAGTTTATGAAATGGAAAAGGTTTATAATGCCATTCGTAGGCAAATAAATCTTGAAATATCAAAATTAAAAGGAGATATGGCTGTTTTCGATGAAGCATATATGACTCAAAAAAATACTTTCACACAATTACTTCATGACTTTTCCGAACATGGTATAGGAAAAATGAATTCATCAGCCGAAGGTGCTACATCTGGAGATGATGATACTGTAATTGATAAATTTGTAAAGACATTTAAATTAGGAAGTCCAGAAACTATAAAAACATTAATTGCTCTTGCAGTTGATATAGAACAAACTTTAGATAGAGTTACTGGAATGAATGATGATCGACAAGGACAAGGAGATGCATCAAGTACAGCTACAACAAATCAAAATAATGTAAATGCTTCTATAAGTATGACATATGATATGTTTAATTTTGCAACTACATATGTAAATGAAGTTATTTCAAGAATGTTAGAAAAAGTAAAAATAAATTGGACATGGCTTGAAAATAATGAACATGGAATGATTCTTTCAGATGAAGAATATGGTTATTTAAAAGCTACAAAAGAACTTGCCAATGATTCATATGGAGCATTTGTTACAGATGGTAAATTTGAATTTGAAGTTAGAAGAAAATTAGAACAATTTTTCTTAGCAGAAATAAATGCACAAAAATTAAGAACATTAGATGTTGCTAAATTTTATAACGAAAAATCTTATGCTGGTTCATTAAAAGTTTTACAAGAAGCATATGATGTATTAAATCAATCAGTTCAACAACAAGAGCAAGGTAAATCTCAATCTCAACAGCAAAATGTTCAAGCTCAAATTCAAGCTAATAAAGAAAATCTAGAAGATGGTCAATCTCATGAAATTGATAAAATTAGAGTTAAGGGTGAAGAAGATCGAAAAACAAAATCAATGGAGAAAGATTTCGATAATAGTATTATTGTAAATAAAAGTATGAGAGATAAAATTGATAAGCAAGATGAGATGCAAAGTAATAATGATTTAAAAAGAGAAGAAATAGGAATGAAAGAAAGAGTAGAAAATCAGAAAATTTCTCAGCAACAACAACAACAACAACAATCTGAACAAAAATAATTTTTTATATAAAAATAGTAATAATTAATATTTTATGTTATGTGGTTTAAAAAAGATAATATTTTATTGGAACAAGCTGGTCAAGATGGTGGATCAGGTGGTAATGGAGGTTCAAGTGACTTTCAATTAGAAGATGCTTTTTCTGACGTTGATGATTTTGATATAAGTGGATTAGGTGGTTCAGAAAGTAGTGATAAAGGTGATGGTTCAGAAGGTAGTGATAAAGGTGATAGTACTGAAGGTGGTGATAAAGGTGATGATAAAGGTGATGGTGGTGAAGATACTGATGAAACATTAAAAGCTGAGGCAGAAGAAAAAGGTATTTCAGTTGATGAATTAAAGGTTCAGAAAGAAAAAGATTCTTTAGAAATTGAAGCTAAAGAAAAAGGTGTTTCAGTTGATGATTTAAAAAAAGAAAAATCTGAGGCAAAAGAAAAATCTGAAAAAATTGAATCAGAAAGAAAGAAAACTCTTGATGATCTTGAAAAGGAATTAAAGGATGAAGGAAAATCAGAGGAAGAAATTAAAAAAGCTATTGATACTAAAAAGCAAGAGTTTCAAGATTCTGATTTTGATTCTGAAATAAATCCTTTTAATGAATACACATCTCCGGAAAGTAAATCAGAAGGTGATAAAGTTGAAATAAACTATAATGATCTTGCAAAAGATATTGGTTACGAAATTGAAGAAGGTGTTGAGATAAAATCAATAGATGAATTTAAAGAGATATCGAAAAATAATCTAGAAAAAGCTAAACAAACACTCGATCTTTCAGAATTTCCACCAGAGGCAAAAATGTTACTTGAAAATCTAAAAAAGAATAATAATATTCAATTGACAGATTTTTATCGTAATGATACTATTCGAAGTATTGATAATTTCCTTTCTCTTCCAGAAGAACAAAAAATAAAAAGTGTACTTGCTGAAGAAGGTAAAAAAGCAGGTCATGATAAAGAATCTTTAAAAGATTATATTGAAGATCAATATGCTGAAATGACTGAAGATGATATGAAAAAGAAATTGACAGTTATTAACCGTCAAGCTACTTCTATCAAAACTAAGGAATTTGGAAAAATAATTTCTGAAAAAGGAAAACATTTAGAAGCGCAAAAAGAAAAAGCTAT